ACTCTTCAAAACACCATTTTGCTTAGACTTTTCCCAAGTTTCTTGAGGAGTTTCTTTACTGTCAGATTTTTCAATTGCTGCAAATAGTTTACAAGCGTCTTCCATCATCTGATTAACTTGTTCAGCTTGTTTAACACTACGTTCTTCCTCCAAAACATCATCAATGTGATCTTCCAATTCGCAAATTACATCATAAGGTTCAACAAAAATTGGAGCACCAAATGTAGCATATTCTGCGATCAAAGTAATAGCATTACGAACGTAAATGTTCTTTTCTGTTCTAACTACTGCACGAATAAACTGATAAACTTCTTCGTTATAAGGAACTTTGATATAGCTATTTAAACGATCAACTGAACTAGTCAAAGCAGTATTACAGTACTTATCCTTTAAATACCAAATTGCCTTTTCCAAATCTTCACGTGGCTTCTGCTTATATCTGAAGCGCATCAAATACTTAAGAGCATTACCACAATCAAAATCTAAATAACGAGCAATTTTGATAGTTTCTACACCAGAATCACTCTTATTATAATGTTCTGGATGATTTACTGCTGTATTTTCGTGTTCAACTTCATTACTATTCATAAGCGTTTTCTTCCTCTACTCTCTTTGCAAGAGCTGTTTTAATTTTTTCTTCTTCGCGCATTTTTCTAACTCGTTCTTGTTCGCGTAAAGTAGCTAATGCTTCTTCGTATGCTCTCTTGGCTTCTTCATCTTTCGCTTTATTACGATTCAAAGCCGAGTTAATACGAATAGGTAAAAAGATAGCAAGTGCAAAACCAAATACTATTGCGCCCCACTTCAGTATGAAAACTGATAAGAAACGAGTAAATTCAGAAACTTCGTTACCGAATATGCCGGCTACACCAAGTAGCCAAGCATATAGAATAACTGCAGCGATTGAAACAATGTAAATCTTATTAAACTGTTTCATTTTCGTCAAGTGGTCCAATGCATTCAGCAGCTGGAACAACGCTCCACTTTACCTTTTTACCATCAACGGTAAGAGGAAGTTTTGCGATAACGCCCTGATTAACTAGAACTCTATCACCCTTTGCAAGTCCATGAGGAATAACCTTGTCAACGTAAGGATTGTAACGGCCTGGACCGACGTCTACGACTTTACATTCCATGTAACCAAGATTACCAATACCAGGAACCAAGATTCCGGCCGATAGTCTTTTCTGTAATAGGTTCAATAAGGATTTTATCTTCATTTAATTTCATATCACGTAACTCCTAATAATATAGAAAATATAATAAATTTTTTAGTGAATAACACTAAACATTCTTCGCTTCCAAGATTCAGGATTATTGTACGCATACGTATATGCTAGCTTGAATAATCTGAAGTTTAGAGGCATGTCGTGAGCCATCATGTGCTTTTTGTATTCATCTGATAGCAAAAATTCCAAAACTTCTCGTTTAAGTTTTTCATTTGTACCAATGTTGACAGTCTTACCTGTAGCACGTTGATGAACTGGAATTTCGATATTAGCAAGCTGATTTTTAATGATTTCACCAATATCATTACGACGTAATGTAACGTCAATAACGTCACAACGAGTTAACAAAGCGCTATCGATCTTGTACAAAGGTAAATTTGTAATGAAGATACAAGCACCAGTAAATTCGAAAGTCGAAGGTAATCTGTGCTTAGCATCATTATTTACCAAACCTTTGATAACTTCGTTTGGCAAACCTTGTGTATTCAACGTATCTGTCTTAAACCAAGAAACTGTACGATGTTCATAAGTATCAATAGCAGACTTAAAGATGTTTGCTGCAGTCTTATTTGTTAAAGCTTCATCACAATCATCAAATACGATAATCTTATCGTAATTATTTAGCAAAGTCTTGTAAATTTCTGGAGGAGTCATTCTAACTTTAAATTTGACCCAATCTTTACCAGGTTGTAAACCTTCTGCTTCAAATGCTTTTTCAACATGGTAAGACTTACCAGTACCACCAGGACCTGCAATCAAAACACCGTTTAATGCACCACCTCTACAAAGCTGTCGTACTGAATCTTCCAAATCCTGGAAGACGTGTTTTGGATCAGCATAGATTGTAGCTGTACTATTTCTTTCAGAATCTACATTAGATTTTGCAGTTTTTGTAGTAGTTTTTGCAGCATTTTTATCTTTTGTATCGGAAGATGTAGACTTAGATGAAGAACCCATCTTTATAGCAGAAGCATTACCAAATAGAGCCTGCATTTCGTCAAAATATGGATCGCTCTCATCACTTTCTGCTTCAGTAAGTAAATCACCATCTGTAAATTCAACATTTTCAAGCAATTTCTTATCTTCTTTGCACGAAAGAAGTCTTTCATAAACTGCGTTTAGAATTGGCTTGATATTTTTCAATGTAAGAGCTTCATTAAACAATACATTTTTAGTTGGTTGTTGTGGTGTAGAAGAATAATCGCTCCAATACGAAATAGCAGCAATTTCATCACCAGACCAATTCAAACCAAGTGCTTTCTCAGACAAGGTATCAAAATACAATGACATCTTATAAGACGAATCTTCGTCAATTTTAATCTGAAAATTATCTACAAACTTAAAATTCGCATTCAATCTAAAATTCGAAATATCTGTAGTAATATCTGCCAACAATTGGGCATCTCTATTTTGTTTTTGACTACCTAAAAATTCTTTTAATGACTGCATATAATTACCATTTTTATTATTTATATACTTCTAAATAGTCTTTCCATTTATCAGTAATTGCTTTAGTGTCAGCTACACCAAGTAATTCTATGTAAGCTTTTGCAGTTCTTTTACTTACATTGAACTCTTTCATTATCGCTTTGATTGAATTTTCATTAACATCTTTCTTTGTTTTGTAAGCTTTATAATCAAAATAATGCTTCTGCTTGTTAATCAAAGAACATAAGAATGTATAATGTTGTTCATCTGTAAGTTTCATTGTAGAAAGTTTAGCAATAATTGGCAAATATTGCTTCTTGCTGCTAACAAATCTATTCAGCATAAACTGACTGTATGCTTTCTTAAATTCATCAGACAGTTCACACCACGGTTGTTTTTCTAGCTCAATCGAATTTAAAACATCAAAAATTGTCATAATAATAATATAATAAATTACTTGAACTTAGTATATAGACTAATTGGCCATTTATCAATTTTTGCAGACCACTTATCGAAGAATACTTTTCTATACTGTTCAATATCTTGTGGAGCTGCACCTGTAGACTTATGAATTGCTTCAATGTCAACTGTTGCTACGTTAAATCCATTTGCAAGAGCTTGACAACAAATGTCTGCATCATAGAAATGATAATTTTTGAGATTTTCGTCAAAACGAATACCTGCTTCTAACATCTTTCTGCTAATGAACAAACAACAACCATCTACTGTAGCAAGATCTCTATGAGTACCTGGCCAGTCATTCATTGGAACAGTAGTTCCATCAGGATAGCCTTGAATAATTCTACCTGCAGTATTAATACCTCTATTAGGAACCCACCATACACAAGAAGATTCAAGAATGTAAGTACCAATAAGTCCAGCTACACCAACTTTACCATCTTCGAACAACTTATCAAGCTTATAACGAACAACATCCATAGGAGTGTTAATCGTTAAATCGTCATGTCTAAAACAAAAATACTTTTCATTAGATGGCAAACAAAATTTTTCAATAGCATGATTGTATTTCTTAGCCATGCTATCAAGCTTTTGCGTATTGTGAATGTAATGTAAATTTTCTAAGATTGTATTTTTCTTTTCTGTAGTAGCAACTATTTCAATCATAAATCCCTCATCTCAAAACTAGCAGTTTTTCTCTTATGGTCAAAATAATCAGCAATCAACTGATTTGCAATATCTGAATAAACAGAAGTCTTTGCAATATCAAAAATGACCAATTTGAAGTATGCGTAATTGGATCTTAGCATGATGTATTTATCTTTGTCAGATAATCCATCAATTGCAATAATTGTATCTACATCGACTGGCATTTCATTGTGTTCAAATGCCTTTTCAAAAACCTTTTTCTTAACAGCATCTGGTGTATTAGGAGGAAATACGTAGTAAGCAGGAGCACAATATTTTCTAATCATGTTAACTCTTTCTACTACTTCTTCTGGCGTCAAAGGTTTATCACCAAAAGTTTCTTTCAAATACTTAACGACTTTATTGATAGTCCAATCTTCAGGCGCAGGTGGATCAGAATCTTCTTCTTCATAATAAAGTTGTCCAGGTGCTACCCATTGAAGTTCATTATCGTACCAAGCTGTAGTAAGTGGCAAAACGGTTCTACCAGTCATTTGATAGATTGCTGACTTATCAGCTTCTGTAGCACATTCTACAATACGCAGATGACAATTTTCTACAAGTTCAAGTGATTTTGCATATTCTGTACAAAATTCACAAGAATCAGAAACAAACACGTACACGCCGTGTTTGAGTCCGAGTATAAATTGTTCTGCTGACATTTTCAAGTTGTCAAGCATCAGATCTCCAAATTCATAATATCAAGTATTGCACATGCTACCATCAAATCAGGTAATGCTGAGAATGCACATTGTGGTTCCCATTGACCAAGTATCATGATTGCTTGTGCTCTATATTTATTATTCATTTGAGGAACATATTCATCTAACAAATGTTTGAAAACATCTGCAGGTGAAAAACCATTTGCAATAATGTAGTTTCTAGCTTCAGTAAGTTTCTTATTCTTGACTAAATCGTCAAATTCTGAACCAATTGCCTTGAACTGAAGAATACCCTTATCAATCTTACCATACATTGTTGAATACTTTTGACACAAAGTAATCAACTTACGAATTGAAGGATAACAAGATTCTATCAATTCTGGCAAAACATCTTCATCGTATTCAACTTTTTCATGCTTTAAGATACCTGACAATCTTGCATATATTTTAGGCATCATTTCTTGCTTAAATTCAGGCTTTGACATATTGAAGTCAAAATACTGAGTTCTACCTTCTCTCAAAGGCTTAATAATCTTGTACAAATAGTTACAAGTAAGAATAAATCTACAAGTCTTTGCAAACTGTTCGATATATCCTCTTAATGCTTCTTGTGCAGCAGGAGAAAGACCATCAGCTTCGTCCAATAGAACAATCTTAGTAGTCTTCTTAAAAGAACGAGTTGCAGCAAATTGTGCAATCTGTTCTCTTGCCATTGCAATACCATTATCAGAAGATGCGTTAATCTTTAAAAAATCTGCATTTAAATCATTTGCAATAGCTTCTGCAATAGTAGTTTTACCTGTACCAGGTTCTGGTGAGCACAATAACAAGTTATTTGCTGCACCAGATTTCAACATCGTTGTAAAATAATTTACAAACGGTGTTGGCATAATGAGGTCTTTAACATGCAAAGGTTTATACTTTTCAACCCAAATCAATTTGGCAAAATTAGATGCCATGTCGACGTTCCCTTCTGTTACGAGGTCTATAAATTACTGGTCCACCAGCCTGTCTAGTTTCTTTTGGATAAATGCAAGTACATGGAATTGGTTCACTTGTATCTGCTTTACGCCCAAGATAACCACGACCATGACACTTCTTACAGTTAGGCTTTGGATCGTTAAGAACAAAACCCATTCCTTCAGCTGCAAGCTTCATAATGACCATCGGATCAGTATTCTTCAAATCAATAAGTTCTTCTTCCTCAGCCAATGCTGCTTCTACATCTTTCATATCGGCCATAATTACCTCATTAAGCAAGAGTCATAATGTAAAGATTTACAGAAATATCGTCTGTTCTATCCTGAGCAAAGTGCAATATTCCTTCTTTATCAATAGTGATATTATAACTTGCTGTTGGAAGAAGACCAAAGCTAGCAACTGCAATTGAAACTTCAAATTGTTCAGCTGGATCGCAAGTTACTGCATAGCTCTGAAAAAATACGTCAGAAGTCTTTGGATTGTACAAAGTAATTGTGCAAATACTGTTATCAACCTTGAACTTGATATTTGTTGCACCAATTGTACCAATCATCTTCTGCAAATAGTTCATTTGTTCAGAACTCAATGCAAACTTAGCAGATTCATTGTTAACGTCAATTGCGAAGAACGAATCATTTGCTTCATCATACAAAGAAGGCTTAATCATACAATCAGTCATTGCCAAAGTATGAGAAAGTTTTGCATTCAACAAAGGCTGTTCAACCTTTACTGTTACTGGTTCGCCTTCATCATCATTGACAGTCTTCAAGATTGGCAAACCAGAGTTATCCTTTGCAGAAACCTGACAAGAATTGAAATATCTTCTAAAGTTATCATAAGAAAGAATTGCAAATTTCTTACCAGAGAAATTAAATTTTGCTACATCAGTTGAAACAGTGTAAAAAACGCTCTGATCGCTTGTATTTGATGTAACGAAAAGTTTCTTTTCTTCATCAGTCTTAGCGATGATAACACCACCAGCTCCGCTGTGGGCTAATTGAAGAGAGCGTAGATAATGTTTCTACGAAATTAATGTCATAGTTTAAATCATGTGTTTTCATTTTTTAATCCTCAAATTTGTTTCTTTCTTTTAAATTATAATAAATTCTTTGCAATTAAATAGTTTCGTATTTTCCACCAATTTTCTGACGATCGATATTTATAGCATGTTTCTGATAGAACAAATTATAGATCTTTTCAGATGAAATATCTGCTTTGACATAAAACATCATAAAGACGGTCAAAACTTCATCAACTAATGGAATTAGTTTGTAAAAGTTATAGTCTAATTCAGAATAAATTTTCCAAGTTTTATAACGTGTTTTATGGTAGAGCTCGCCAATCGCCAGATTAAACAATCCAGTAAGTTCTGTATAAGAAAATGCTCGCTTTTGTTCGAATCTTTCTTTTGCTGCTTCACGATAGTAGTCCAATGTTTTTGTTGGAAGAATGTTAATGTAAAGTAACTGATTTAACAAGAATGTAAATGCATCAGTAAGTTCTAACAATACGTCTTGCGTAATTACGTGTTTATCTTCTTTAAGTTGTTCAACGAATTCTGCTAATTCTACATTCGTACAAGTAGCATGATAGCACGCTACTTCTAGTTTCTTTGTTGTAGTAATCTTAACATCGTCTGGTGCAGTAAGATTTCTTTTATTTAATAATTGACGCTGAAACTCTAATTGAGACATCAGCATGTCAATCAAAGCTGTTTCATTATTAAAAGGTTTCATATTTCCTCTACTTTAGTAGCTTATTTAGATATGGACGCATATCATTGCAAACTGCAATTGAAGGCGCTGTAGATTTCTTTGGAATTTGGAACAAAACCATCTCACCAATTTTCAATGATGTATGCTTTTCTAAAATCCATGCATAAGTTGACAATTGAATTGAATATTCGTTAACATTACAATCATCAAATTGACTAAACGGCGCTAACAATTTTGCATTATTGTATTGATCGAATGTGTTAAATTCTTTTGATGTCTTCCAGTCTAAAATTGAATAACACTTCTTAACTTTATTGTATGCCAAGAAGTCAATTGTTCCACAAAGACCATTATCAACATCATTAACGATAAATTCACTCTTGATAGGAATGTAGAATTTTTTAAGTTTCTTGTATAACTCTAAACAATAAACTTTTCTTTCATCGAAATCTTCACACATTCCTTCAAATTTCGACATCAATTCTCTATTACCATTGTAGTCTTTACACTGCCACAAATTTTCCATTACTGAATGTATTTCAGTTCCTAAAGTGCAAGCATAATCACCTGCAAGTCGCCATTTTGCCATAAGACTTTCAACTGTTTCGCCTTTGTATTTTGGCTTTTTGACACACTCTTCAGCTTTAGCTCTGCTAT